ATAAAATAAATGAGTGATTATAAAAGAAGATCAAGCGACATCGAGTTAATACAGTTATCAAACTATGTTAAGCCAGAGGTGAAAGAGTATTTAGGTCGTAAATGGGTTTTAAATGGAGATAAAAATTCATTCTTTAAATACATTATAGATAGATATAATGGTAGTGTAACAAATGAAAGTGTTATAAATACTTTTTGTGAGTTAATATATGGTAAAGGTATATCTATAAATGGGCAGAATGAAATTTATGAGGATTTAAACGAAATCTTTAACAAAAGAGAACAAAAGAAATGTATTGCAGATAGAAAAATATTCGGTCAATATGCAATGCAGATATTACGTGCTAAAGGTGGTGGTATTGCTAAAATACTTCATTTACCTATGGATAAAATAGGAATGGAATTAGCAGATGAAAATGGTGATATAAATAATATTTACTATTGCGATGATTGGAGCAACCCAACAAAATATAAACCTACAAGATACCCAATATTTAAAGGTAAAATGACTGAAAGCATCATGGTTAAAATGGTGCAACCTTACAAGCCTGGTAAATTCTACTTTTCCGATCCTGATTACATGGCTTCTTTGCAATATGCAGAATTAGAAGAAGAAATAAGCAATTTTAGTATTAATCATATCAAAAACAATTTAAGTTTTGGTTATGTGGTTAATATGAATAATGGAGCAGCTTTAACACCAGAACAAAAAGACCAAATAGAATTTAAGATAAAACAAAAATTAACAGGCAGTAGCAATGCAGGTAATTTTATTTTAAGTTTTAACGATTCCAAAGATAATGAAGTTACCGTAATTCCTTTAAACACTAATGCAGAAGCACATCAGCAATGGGAATCATTACAAAAAATAGCAAGTGAAAAGATTATACTTTCTCATGGTGCTTTTCCAGCTTTATTTGGCATGGAAACAGCTAATGGTTTTGCTAGTAATGCAGACGAATTAGATGTACAATCAAAAATTATACAGGATTTCCAAGTTTCGCCAATACAGGAAGAATTTATAGATGAATTATCAACTATTTTAGAATTAGCAGGTTTAGAAACTGATTTAACATTTATACCGTTAAGAGATACTTATAAGAGTACAGAATCAGAAGAAGTAAAACCAGTTGATGATACAGTAGATGAAGAAGAAGTAGTAGAAGATAATGTAGAGTTATCAAGTCACAATGTTGAAATGCTTATTAATTTAGGTGAAGATATAAACTATGATGATTGGGAATTAGTAGATGATAGAAGATGTGACGAAATAACGTTAAAAGAAAGCGATTTAAACACCGTTTTCGAGTTTGCTAGTATTCCTAAGACAAGTGACAAGAAAAGCGTACAGGATACGTCTATATTCAAAATAAGATATAGATATGCAGGTAATCCAAAAGGAGAAAGAGAATTTTGTAATAAATTACTATTATCTAATAAATTATATAGAGCAGAAGATTTAGATGCTAATTACAACTATAATGAGGATTTTGCTCCAGAAAACCAAGATTCGTATAATATTTTTAAATTCAAAGGAGGTGTAAACTGTAAGCATTGGTGGCAAAGAGTAATATTTTTAAAGAAGGGTAATACTAAAATTAGTGTTAATCAAGCACGAAAAATGATATTAGCACTTGAACCAGAAGAAAGAGCAGATGCAAGATGGGAAAAGAATGATGAAAGAGTTGCACAAGTAGCAGAAACTAAAAACAACTATTGGAGTTTAAAACCAGGATATGCAGCGATAAGAGATGCAAATAAATTAAAAACCTAATGGCAACATATTTAATAACATCACAAGAGGTAAAAACAAACACATCATTAGGAGGTAATGTAGATAGTGATAATATAATGCACTTGATATATGACACGCAAATAATGGTTTTAGAAAATGTTTTAGGAACTAAATTATATGATAAAATTGTAACAGATTTTAATGCAAGTGCTTTAGTAGATGAATATGCTACAATGTTTACCGATTATATAAAGCCAGTATTATGGCATAGTGTTTATGCTGCTTACCTTAGAGAATCAAACGTAATAGCACGTAATGGAGGCACTTTTACAAACGAACCTACAAACGCATCAGCAACCGATTTAGAGGCTTTAAAATACGTTTCAAAGAACGCACAAAGCAAGGCAGATGTTTATATAAGTAGATTAGAAAGATATTTATGTGATGTTGATGTGCCAGAATATACACAAACACAGGATAACGATTACGATATTAAACCAAAATTTGATGTAAATACTGTTAGTGGATGGTATTTTGGTGGAGGTCAAACAAACAGACCATCACCAGGAGGATCAAGTTCAGAAGATGCACTATTATTAGAATGAGTTATACAAGAAAGAACCCTTATAACAAGGTTAAGGACATAGACATTAAAAAAATAGAATTACACTTAAAAAAAGTAAATGAGTTGCACGTTGACAAAAGGAAGAAGTGAACCATGTAAATCTGTTAGTGGAATTAAAACGGTTTACTTGTTTAAGTATGTTCAATATGCAAATACTCAAATAGTAGGTGTAAAGGGTTCGACTTTAACGAGTTTTCCAGCAACAGATATTTATGCTTATGCTTGTGTAAATGCTAACTTTAATGAGGATATTGCAAATGATGAAAATGGAGTTAAAGTAACTCAAAATTTAACTTTCACATTATTAAAGCAAGATTATCTAACTACTAAAACAATGCAAGAGATAAAGCAGTTAGAGTTAAGATATATTATTGAGTTGAACGATGGTAGATATAGAATTGGTGGTTTGTTTAAAGGTGCAAACATAACAGAATTAAAATTAGTTAGTGGTGGTTCTAAAAATAGTTTAAATGGTTATAATGTAACTATTGAAAGTACAGAAGAATATTTAGCACCATTTATAGATGATTTAAGCAGCGTAGGATTTACGGAAAGTTTAAATTTATTATTAGAAGATTTTGATGATTTATTATTAGAAAATAACGACATATTAATATTAGAATAAAATGGCTGGAAGAAAATTAAGTGATTTAACCACAACAACAAGTTTATCAGATAATGATTTGGTGTATGTTGTAGATGTTAGTGCAGCAACAGGAAGTAAATCAAAAGGAATAGCAAAAAGTGATTTAGCCGCTTTAATGGGTACAACAGCAGCAGCTACGCAACCAGTTGAAACCGAGTATGCAGATATTACAGCATTATTAGCAGATCAAGGTAATCAAACAACTGGTTTCTTACAATACGTTGTAGATGCATCAGCAGATCCAAATATAACAAGTGGTGAAGCATACTATGAGAAACTTGCAACATCAACAGCTACATTAGCCGATGATTATCGTTTACTTTCTGATACTGAAACTGAAATAATAAAAGATTCTAATAGTTATAGAGTTTTTAGAATACAAGATATACAAGATGAAGGAACGCCATTAACATCAGTAGGTGGTGGTAAAGTATCTTTTGAATATAGTGGAGCAAATGTAACAGCTATTTTATTTAATAAACTATATACAGATGCTATTGAAGAATTTTATGGTAAAGATGTAAGTATAAGATTCCACAACAGAGCAACTAAAAGATATGAAACGGAAGCAGTTGCAAGTACAGCGTGGACTACTGTAAACACCGATTATTACAGAGCAGAGGTAACAGGAACTAACATACAAATAGCAGATTTATCAGCAAATAACAGAGTAGAGTTTTTTATAGTTGAAGCTGCTGCTGGTGGTGGTGGTTCAACTGCTGCAACAGCAAAAACAGGAACTACAATAGTATTCACAGAAAGAGCAGATTATAATTTTGATGATCCAAACAAAGGAGAAGCAGTTACTTTAGATGTTACAGGTGCGGTTAATGGTACATCAGTTGCTTTAATGGTACATTCATTAACAGAGCCAACATTTACAACACTAACTAAAAACGTAATTAAAAGTGGTGAATGGTTATCTGGTGTGCCTTGTTTATTTTGGTTTTTATATGATAATTCGCAATACATTTTAAACATACAGCCAGAAAAAAGAACACAATTAGCAACAACTACTTTAACTATTGCAAGTGGTGGAGCAACACAAAACGATTTAACGTGGACAGCGGTAACTAACGCAAATAATTACAAGGTTTACAGACATACAACTAATGATTTAAGTGCTGCCACAGAAATATATGATGGAGCGTTATTGCTTTATAGTGATACAGGACTTTCTACAAATACTTTATATTATTATTGGGTTGTTGCAGAAGATACAAATAAGGTTTATCCAAGAAGCCAATATGCAACAAATAGTTATACAGCAGCAGCACAAACTACACATTTAACAGATGATTTTGGTGATGCCTCTTTAGATACTGCTAAATGGGATTTAACAACAGATACTAATGTTTCAAGTGCTGAAAGTGGTGGTACATATACATTTACTGATACAACCACAGCAGGAACAGGAAATGATACCTATTTGCAAAGTGATAACCAATTTAGTAATAACGGTGTAACGCTTGTTTTAAAAGCAGATTTAACAAAATCTACACAAAACAACGCCACATATTTTATGAGGCTTAATAACATAGATACAGGAACAGATTATATATCAATACAATCAAGGTCTGTAAGTAATAGTGTTGGACTTTATTTATATGAAGGTGGAGTGCAAACGTATGGTTTTGTTTACTCATTATCTGGTGGTATATCTAACAGCTTTAAAATAGTGGTTAATGATACCGATGTTTCGTATTATTATTGGAGTGGTTCAGCTTGGGTTTTTATAGTTGCTTTTGATAGTGTACCGCAACAGTCTTGGAACGTAAAAATAGGTAGACAAGATGCAGCAATATCAGGTAACACTTATGATATAGATGATGTTTATTGCACAAATTATGATTTTACAACACTTAATCCATGATATTAGATAAATTAGGCTCGACACTAGGTAAAGTACAAACAGACATTACCACTTTAACAGGTTTTAGTGAACAGTTTTCAGTTGGACTATATCCATTGTGTTCACCTATTTGTAGGTGGTATAATGGTGCAACTTATACAACAGGTCAAAGAGTAGATTCAACAAATAACGCACCTTTAATATGGAAATATAAAGATGGTGTTTTAGAATATGCTTTTGTTGGTACTATTGCAAATAATGATCCTTTAACACATAATCATCCAGCTATTATAATAGATGCAAGTGGGTTTATATATTTATTTGTAGTTGATGGTCATGGTGAACCAATAAAAATATATAAATCTGATGTTGCAGAAAGTATTGTTGATGGTTGGACATTACACCATACTATTGCAGGAATACAAGTAGGTTATATTAATCTAAATTATAGGGGTGGAGTTGTAAACATACACACTAGAAATACTGGTGATGCTCCACAATATTCATCAAGATTATTATATAGTGGCACTAATGATTTTACAACATGGACAGATGTAAATTTAACAGAATCACAAGATGGAGCATCTGAACAATATTACGGTAGGCATTACCCTCAAAACGTAGAGCATTATGGTACAAATACTTGGCATTATTTCGCTATAAACGCAAGGTATGACAGACCAACAGCAGAAGTTTATTATGCACACGCAATAATTAAAACACAAGATTTTGCAACGTTTTACAATCTTAATGAAACATCTAATTATGATGCTACGGTTACAAATATCTCACATATAAATTTATTTACTGATTATATTGTTGCAGGTTCTTTAGATACTCCTTTAAGTGCTATAAACGGTGCAAATTACATCGTTATAAATGATGTTGTTTATGGTAGTTATTTTGATAGATTAAACGATCAGTTTAAGTTTATAAGATATATAGGGGGAACACAAACTGAATATCCATGTAATTTACCTATAAGAAAAGGCTTTCCAACAACCAATATAAATGCTTGTGTGTTTAGATACAATGGTACTAATTTGGTTTTGCAAATAAGAGCAGATGATGGTTATAAAATAGCAGTATGTGATTTGAATTTTGAAAATCAAAAGGTTGTTCTGGATTTGACCGATTCAGTTTTAGGTGATAGTATAGACACAGCAGAATTACCTATTAACATGGATGAGATTACAGGTGATTGGATGTTGGCAGGTGGTGATGGTTTTGAAGAAGCTGCAACTGAAGGTCTTTTTAAATATCAAATATTAGATACTGTTTTTGAAATAGATATAAACGAAACAGCACCAAACGCAATAACAGATTTAGCAAATACAGGTAATAGTTTAACGTGGTCTGTACCAACAGCAAATACTTATCCTATTGCTTATTATGAAATATATGTAGATGGTGTTTTATCAGATACAAGTTTAACTAACAGTTATAATGCTACGGTTGATGGTGTTGAACATAGTTATTATGTAAAAGCAGTTAATTTAAAAGGTACTGCATCAGAAATAAGTAATATTATAACAGACACTTTAGGTTATAATATACCAACAGGTAATTTAATTAGTTTTTATCAATTAGATTCAGATAGTACAGATAGTGTAGGTAGTAATAATGGTACAGATACATCTATAAGTTATGTATCAAGTGGTGGTATTGATAATGTTGCAGATTTTACAGCATCAACTTCATCAAGAATATCATTAGGTACACCAGCCGATTTAAAATTTGGTAATGGAAGCACAGATAGTGCATTTAGTTTATCGTTTAGGGTTAAATTTAGTTCAGTTGCTTCTACTTCTGTTTGTTTTGATTTTAGAAAAACAGACAATACAAATAAATGCTATTCATTCTTTTTAGAACCAGGAAACACACGTTTTACATTTAGAATGTTTGACCAATCAAGTGGTGGTTTAAGAGATATTTATTATAACTATTCATCAGTAAGTGCTGGTGTTTGGTATGATGTAGTAATTACTTACGATGGTAGCTCAACTGGAACAATGTATTTAAACAACGATAGTGAAACAGGTTTAACAGATTCTGGTACTTATACAGCAATGGAAACAGGAACAGGAAATGTTTTGTATATAGGCAGATTAACCACTGGCACAACAGCTTCTTTAAACGGTTATTTAGATGAAGTTGCTTTTTGGGATAAAGAATTAACCGCAACCGAAGCTGGAAATATAAAAGCACAACACGATCTAGGATTATCACTAACAGCATGATGAAAATATTATACATATCACTATTTATAAGCCTAAGCCTAAACGCTCAAAACATGGTAATAGATTGTGTTTATACTTTAGAAACAGAACAATTTAAAAGCGTTTCAGATACATTAAAAGGCTATAATGGTTTAATAATGATGCAAAGTAAAAGTGGTTTTAAACTAAAGTATGTTGAAGGTGATGTAAAATTTGTACATGGATTATTAGCAAGAGAAACAGTAGAAGAATCAATTAAACCTTATTTGGCTATTGTAGATTGTAGTGGTAAAATAGTGGTTAGTAGTAGAATAGATTTAGTAGTGAGTTCTAAACATTGTTTAAAGAAAATTGAGCGAATAAATGACTACTAAAGAAAAAGGCATTAATAGAGTTTTAAGAGAACGTTTAACAGAAAGCGATAAAAGAGATATAAGAATGATTAACCATGTTTTAAAAG